ATGGCAAGGTTCTGCCGGTTTTAACAAAGGTATCTTGGCGGCTGAGTTGGTTGCCTTGGACCAAGACATTGACCTGTACGCAAACTATGTCATGCAAAACGGTGCAAAGCCTTCTGGCATGTTTACAACCGATGCTGTTGTGCCTGATGCCAAATACAAAGAGATTGCAGCCCGTTTGAAAGAGGCTTGGAGCAACATGACAGGCTCACGCCAATCTGACCCATCTAAGCCCGGTCAGGGCATGCTGCTCGACCAAGGCATGAAGTACACGCCTTTGGAAATGCTCAACTTGCAAGATGCTGATGCCGCCAACCTGAAGATGCAAACCATGCGCCGTATCTGCGGCTTGTTTGGTGTGCCTCCCCAGATGCTTGGCATTATTGATGGCAAGTTTAATAACAGCCAGACGCAAATGGATGAGTTCTATAAAGGGACTATGTATCCTATGTTGGTCAACATCCAAGAGAAGCTGAAGCAACACCTATTTACAGGTTACCCATCATTGTGTGTTGAGTTTGACACTAGCGACTTCTTAAAGGGCGCACCACTTGACCAAATGAACTTTGCTACAGCCGGTGTGACCAATGGAATTATGACTCCTAACGAAGCCCGTCAATATATGGGCATGCCTAATGTCGAAGGTGGCGATGAATTGGTAAAGCCTAATAAACCGGCTGATGCTATTGCCGGAAGTTCATCACAAGATACTGGTGGCGGTGGTGGTAATCAAACTAAGAAAATGAATATAGGAAAGACTTGATAAATAATGCAAACTGATACAAAATATCTGGTAGCATTAGCAAAACAGGTTCGTAAACCTGTAATACAGTTGCCTGTTCTTTTGGGGCAACCCCCTAAAATACAAGATAACAACCAATCTATGGCTTTAGGGGCTATTAATGAAGCAAATGAATCTAATCTGCGAAGCGAGATTAAACCTAACGGAAAAAGCCGCAAACGGCGAACCTACAGGCAAGATTGAAGCCCGCATTACTTCTTGGGGTCCACGCGAAGGTGCGGATGGTCGCCGTTTTAACTACCAGCCAGAAGGCTTTATGGATTGGGCAGAACAATTTGCCTCCTCCGGTAGACCACTCCCAATGTTCCTAAACCACAATGCAGAGTCTATGCCTGTTGGCGAATGGACAAGCATTGAGATGGATGACGAAGGCATGAGCGCAAGTGGTCGATTATTCTTGAACACCACTGCTGGCTCAGACCTGTATCAAGTTATGAGCGAGTCACCCAATATGTTTGGTGGTGTCTCTGTTGGCGCTTACGCTGATGAATATCAAATGGTTAATTCTGATGGCGAACCCGACCAATCTGAAGAAGCTTACTTCCAAATCACTAAAGGTGGTCTGCGTGAGACAAGCATTGTGATGTACCCAAATAATCCTAAAGCAGAAGTTAAGAAGCTGGAATATTTCCGTGCTGATGGCTCTGCTGATTTAAAAGTTTTGGAAGAAGCCTTGCGGGATGCAGGACTGTCCAAGAGCGATGCGGTCGCTGCCGCATCAACATTCAAGAAAGTGCTGGAGCAGCGTGATGCTGAAACTGCGGCTATTGAAAATGCGCCACAGCAGAGTGATTCTGGTGCGGAAGCGACCGAAGCAGAAATTCTCGCGGCTCTTGAGCAACGTGAACTTCTTAAACTCCTCGACAAACGACTTAAAGGTTAATCATGTCACAAGTTATTCTAGAAAAATTGGACGCTATTGAAGCTAAACAAGCTGAGAGCGTTGCGGCTGTAGAAGCCAAAATCCCCGCTGCTGTTGAAGCTGTTAAAGCTGAATTCAGCGAAATGGTTGCTGCTTTGGAAGCCAAAGTGTCTTCTATTGAAGCTCCTTCCATTATTCGCGCACCTGCTAAAACTATTCGCAGTGATGTCAACCGTTCTGTCAAAGAACAACTCTCTTCTTTCTACAAAGGCAATGGTCGTGTAGAAAAAGAATTGAAGATGTTTGAAGACGAAAGCCAATACTCTGCATACATGAACGAAGCTTCTGCTTTGACCGCTGGCGGTGATGGCAAAGGTGGTCGCACAGCTTATGACCCAGTGTTTGCTGCTTTGCGTTTGGCAAATCCTTTGCGTGGTGTATCACGCGCTGTTGCTACTGATGGTTCAAGCTATCAATTCCGTGTAAAGACCGGCAATGCTGGCGCTGGCTGGGGTTATGCAATCAACAACAACACAGCAGCTACAACTGAAGACACAACAATCTGGCAAATCGTTTTGCAAGACTTGAATGTCCAGTTCCCGATTCGTACTGCTGCATTGGATGACATCGATGGTTTGGAAGCCAATGTCGTTGATGACATGCTTGCCGAATTCGCACAATCAGAAGCTTTGTCAATGATGCAAAACAACGACCAAGCTGCACAATCAGGCACTAACCCCTACGGCGGCACAAACGGCTTGCGTGGTTTAGACCAATATGCAGGTTCTAATGCTACTTATGCTGGCGGCACTTGCTCAACAGCGGCTTTTGGTTCTACTGGTACTGGCTCTTCAAGTGGTTTGCATAGCCTTGCTACTTATGACCAAATTACCACTAACGCAGCAACCGTTGGCGCTAATAACATCACCTATACCGATGTAGTTAATTTCATTTACCAATTGCCACAACAATATTGGACTTCAAACGCTAAGTTTGTAATTAGCCCAATCTTGTTAAACGCAATTCGTGCATTGAAAGACAACAACGGCGCACCTATCTTCAATCGTAACGAAGGTTTGTCTGTCGAAGGTATTGTTGGTCAACTGATGGGCTTTGATGTTATTGTGAATAAGTATTGCGATACACCTTCACAAACAACAGCAGGTTCTGCCGGTACAAACAGCTTGTACCCAATGTACTTTGCTGACTGGTCACGCTTCCACACAATCGTGGACCGCTTGAACATGGTTATGCGTAGATACGACCAAACACTCCCCGGATTTATCACATTTTTTGGGGAAAAAAGGCTCGCAACATCTGTTCGTGATCCTAATGCTGGTGTGCGTTATCGCTCAACTGGCACAGCGACCTAATCGTTGCAATCAGCGGGGGGGTAAAATCCCCCGCTTTCTTTTAAGGACACACCATGACCATCACAAAAAAAATCTTATCTGCTATTCAAGAAACCATCCAAACAGGTGAAAAAGTTTCAATTGATTTGCGTGAAGCATCTGCAATCACAGGTTCTGGTGATGGTGTAGGTGGTCGCACATTCTTTGATAACGCATTTGCTGCTCTGCGTTTTGCAAACCCAATTCGCGAAATGTCGCGTGTTATTTCTGCATCTAATACTTCAAGCGTTCAGTTTGTTGCTAAGACAGGTAATGCGGCAAATCAAACAAACCCATTTGGTTACACATTTACTCCAGACAGTGGTACACCAAACACCAACACAAGCATTTGGCAATTGCCTACGCGAGTGATTTCGGCTCAATTGCCTGTTCGTTCTGCTGTGTTATCTGATGTAAATTATTTGAACGAAACCCTCGTTGAAGACCTTATGCTGGAATTCGCCCAGATTGAGGGCGCTTCAATGGTGTTAAATAATGACCAAGCTGGCTCTACTACTACTGTTAACGGTGGCACAAGTGGCTTGCGCGGTTTAAATATGTACACAAGTGCTGCTGCATCCGCTTTCGGCACAAGCGGCACAGCAATCACAAACGGTATTCATTCAATTGCAACTTACACACAAGCTGCCGCAGCGGTTACATACGCTGACATTACAGACATGGCCCGTTTGTTCCCTGCTCAATACTGGAATTTGCCCGGTACTGCTTGGATGATGCACCCGCAAACAATTCACGATTTGCGAAACCTTGGTCCGGGTTCAGCCGCAATTAGAGAATTTGCTGAAGTTGGCAGCGATGAAGGCGGCGCTGTTGTAAATATTTTTGGTTTCCCTGTGATTGCAAACCCAAACATCCAAACAACTGGCGCTGGCAACTTTAACATCTACTTGGCTAACTGGCCTAGATTTGTAACTATTGCCGATGTCGAAGAAATGACCATTCAAGCAATGGAACAGACATCTCCCGGATTTATAACTCTATACGCTGAAAAACGATTGGTCAGCACAGTGCGCGACCCGTTTGCTGGCATTCGTTTAGTTGGTGTGTAATGAGCGCCATAGATTATCAATACGGTACGCCCTATGCGGCAGTTACACGCAATCCGTTTAACTATGCAAAGTTTGAACAGATTGACCGCGATAGTTCTACACCTTGGCTGACATTAGAAGAAATTACCCAGCAATTAAATTTGGTGGATGATGAAAGCCAAGACACCTATTTGACGGGCTTAGAACTGGCTACAAGGCAAGCAATTGAGGACTTCTTAGGGCTGAGTATCTTTTCTGTGTCTTATCGCGTCTGGTACGGCACAGAAAGCCTTGCCGCATCTCCTGTTTGCTTTGACTTACCTGAAGTTAGCCAAAACTTTTATCCAAATCAAGCTGCGGTAATTGTTAATTCTGTTGGTTATTGGAATGACAGCTTTCCACCTGTTTTTACAACAGTAACAAGCACAAATTATTTTTACGATAATTCGGGCAACAAAGTTATTGTTAACAGTCTGCCAACAGAAATTAACACGGTAATGACGGCACCGATTGTGATTGATTACTCAACTGTGTCTAATCCAATTTCTGCCTATCCTGTTATTAAACAGGCTGGACTTTTATTGTTGACGCATTTGTACAACAATCGCAGTGATACAACCGAAACCAAGCTAAAAACCATTCCTTTTGGTGTTCAAGCTCTTTTGCGTCCATACAAACCATTGGTGATGTAAATGGCAATTGCACGGTTTGAAAAAATCACAATCAATAATCTGACTTTTGGTAGTTCAGATTTTGGTGAGCAATCAACCACTCAAACTAAATGGTTTGATACTCGCGCTCGTGTTCAATCCGTTACAAACAGCTTAAAGATTGCTGACAAATATCGTTTGTATCAAGATTTGGTAAATTTCACTTTGAACTACACACCAAATACTCGGACAATGGTTAACAGCCAAAATCTGTATTCAATTACATGGCGTGGTAATGATTGGCGAATTGACAATATCCGCGAATCAGATGACCGCATGAATGTAATGATTTTGTGCTACCGTACTGACCCTGTAACGGCTGTATAAATGACAACACAACAAAATCCCGTCCAATACGCCAAAGCGATTCAATATCAGCTTGCCAGTATTGTTACGCCTGTGCCTGTCTATGCTGCGTTCAATCGTAACTTTGCGACACAGCCTAAATTTATTACATGGATGCTCAGAAATGTTCACCAACCCGTATATACAGGCTCTTACCAATCGGTTAAAGGTATTGACCGACCGACTTTCCAAATTTCTATTTTCACGCAACAAATAGAAGATGGCTTTACAATTTCCAACCAAATCTTACAATCTCTTCATGGATTTAGCGGATTATTTGGCGGAGTAACAAATGGCTTTCAGGTTTCTAAAGCTGATGTTTTCTGGCTGTATAACTCGTACAATAACGATGAAAAGCTTGCCCAGATTTTTTTGGATTGCACTCTAGACATCCCAACATAAGATACGATTAATTCAACTCTTTTAAAGGAAACTTAAAATGGCTTTACCAACCAAAATTTTGCCCGGCTTTAGTGCAACACTATATGCACAGCCTAGCGCCACTCCAACACCTTTGACAATTGCAAACTTGTCGACTTATGCCAGCGTTTCTGCTTTGGCAATTTCTGGCAATTTAGTTCCAGTGGAAGCAATCCCTGCTTTTGGTCAAGATGATGCAGTTGCATCTTTCTCTGTTGCTGGCTCACGCCAATCGGACAAGATTCCTGTGCAATCTGCTCCTACCAGCATGACCATCACAGCAGCTTGGAATCCTTCAGACACCGTTCTGTTGTTGCTCCGTGCTGATGCTTATAACGGCACTATTGACCGCACTTTCGTTATTTCTGCCACTGATGGCACTGGTATCGTTAACTATGCGTTTAATGGTCGCGTTAGTCAGTGGACTATTGATTCAGCCCCCGGTGCTGAAGCCAAGGCTACATTTACTATCCATCCCCGTGGCAATCAATACGGCTGGTCTGCCAGCACCTAATCATGTCCCTTAAAGACGCGATTACTTTATTGACTAGCACTTACCTGCCTTTTGACCTTGCGGTCAGGGGCATGGAGTTAGATGCAAAAGAAGTGGCTGATGCTTTGGCAAAAGCTACTCCTGACACAGAAGAAGCTACAGTCCTAGCTTTTTTGGCTGAATGCTTTCCATATAAGCCAACCAAAACCGTTATTAAACCAACAGAATAAAACATGACTACAACAATACAAGATACAAATGACCTTTTGAGTTTCCTAGTAACCCAATCCGAATCTAGCAAGAATTGGTTTGGGTTTACTCAGCAACGTATTACGTCAATTAATTTGGCGCATGAAATTGCTAAAAGACATGCAGATAAAATGACTCCATCAGAGGCGGTGCAATATGCCATTGATGTTAATGAAGCCATTTACCACAAGATAGTTAAAGTTAGATAAGGAAAAGACATGACACGACTCTCAAGCGCCTTTGGCGACCATTACCAATCACAAGCATTGCGTACAAAAACTTTTGAACTGGGTGGGCACACATTTAAAGT